TATGGCTCCAGACGGTCAAATCAAGATTGCCGCCTTTAACGCGCATATTGCACAGCATGTTGCTTTCCTTTATCGAGACAATATACAGAAAGAGCTTGGCGTTAAGTTGCCTCCTGTGGATTCTTCTCTTCCAGAGGATATTGAATATAGGCTTTCTCAGTTAGTGGTTCCTGCTGCTCAGCAGCTCACAGGGAAGGCTCAGCAAGAAATGGCAGCTCAACAAGCAATGGCTGCTGCTGAAGACCCAGTGTTACAGCTACAAAAAGCAGAGCTTGAGATTGAGGCAGCAAAAGTCACTAGCAAGACTCAAACTGACATGGCTAGAATTGAAGCTGATCTTGTTAAAGCCGCCGCTAAAGATAGCCTTGATCGAGAAAAGCTTGCTGTAGACCAACAAGTCGAGGGCGCTAAGCTAGGTGTTAAGATCGCTGAGACTAATACTCAAGAAGAGTTAGAGTCAGCCAAGATAGCTTCCAAAGAGCAGGTTGAAGGTGCAAAACTTGGTGTTGAAATAGCTAGAGAATTAATGATTGACGAAAGACAATTAGATATTGAAGAAAAGATAAATAAAAGAGATACTAAGCGCGAAGATATGATTGACGAAAGAGAGCGCGATGAGTGATGTATTTGCAGATTCTAGTTTAAGAATAGTTAGAGACAAAATACGAGTTATTATGAACGACACAGCAGATCACATTAGTAGTGGCGGCTGTCGTAATATGGAAGAATACTCTAAGTGCTGCGGGATCATAGAAGGTCTAGCGTTAGCAGAAAGAGAAATCCTCGATCTCGATAAGAGTATTGAGGAAAACTAATCTCCGCATGAAGCGGTGCAGTGACTCTGGACACTTATCCAGTGCAAGGAAAACATCTAATGGCAGAAGCATTAGCAGAAGTATCATCCGTTGGTATAGAAACTAACGAAGAGCCTCGCGCAGCTCGCAAATTGCCCGAACCGAAGGGTTACAAAATTCTTATTGGTTTGCCCCTCCCTGATAAAACCACTGATGGTGGAATACTTAAAGCTCCATCAACTCTTGAAGTTGAGGAGGTGGGTTCTATTGTTGGTTTTGTCATCGAGCTTGGCCCAGACGCTTATTCAGATAAGGTAAGGTTTCCAAGCGGAGCTTATTGTAAAGAAGGTGATTTCGTTGTGATGAGATCATATTCTGGCACAAGGTTCAAAGTTAAGGACGAGGAAGGCAAGTATCAAGAATTTCGTTTGATTAACGACGATAGCGTTGAGGCTGTTGTTGAAGACCCAAGAGGAGTTTCTCAGATATGAGTGAAATAGAAGAAAACACTTCGTCTGCCGAAGAAAAATTCTTTGGAGTAAAGACGCGACACGGCAACTTGAGCGCCGCAGATGATTCATCTGAAGATTCTGGTATAGAAGTCGAATTAGCGGAGGACGCAGCTCCTGCTGATAAAGAGCCAGAAAAGAAAGGTGTGCCTCTTGTAAACTATAGCAAAGACTTAACAGATGAAGAGTTAGCAAGCTATAGCGAAGGAGTACAAAAGCGAATCGGTCAAATGACTGGAAAGATGAAAGACAGAGAGCGCAGGCTGGATGAAGCACAACGTCTTAAAGACGAAGCTGTAAGAGTCGCTCAGTTACAGCAGAAAAAACTACAAGAGTATGAAACGTTACTAGCTAAAGGTCAGGGAGCAATTATACAAAGCTCCAAAGGTAAGGCTCAGGCTGAGCTAGATAGCGCTGAACGTGAATTAAAAAAAGCTCACGAAGATGGCGATGCTGATAAGCTAGTTCAAAGCCAGAAGCAATTAAGTGCTGCTCAGGCAAGAATAATGGACTATGAGCAACGTGAAGAAAGACTCAAACAACAGTTGCAGGCTCAAAAAGAAAAACGGGATGCTCAATCAGCTCAACCTGTGCCTCAGCAACCGCAAACGCCTCAAATACCTCCTGAGCAGAAGGAACGAATGGATGGATGGATGGCAGAGAATCCGTGGTTTCAAACGCAAACTCGTTCTGGTGAATCTGTAAATCCAATGCATAAAGAAATGACAGCAGTAGGGCTTGCCATTCACGATAATCTTTTTCATGAAGGCATTACTGCTAACACTGATCCAGACAGGTACTATTCTGAAATAGATCGAAGAATGCGACAGCGTTTTCCTGATTACGCCGCTTTTAAGGCCGATCAGGACAAGCAGGAGGAACGTAGCACTCCGCAACGCCAACGCAGCAATACAGCCGTGGTAGCTCCGAGTACCAGTAGGAACAACGGAGCAAAGACACGTAAAATATCGCTTACGCCATCCCAAAACGCCCTCGCAAGGACATTGGGAATCACACCAGAACAGTATGCTGCTCAACTTATTAATCAGGAGGCAGGATAATGAACAAAGAATCAAATCGCGCACCGCAAGAAAGCAATACAAGAGAGAAGGCAATGAGGCCCACTGATACGTGGAAGCCAGCGTCTTCTTTGCCTGTACCTAATCCTCGTGAAGGCATATCCCATAGATGGATTCGTACTTCCGTTTTAGGTCAGGTAGACAATACAAACGTGTCACAGAAAATGAGAGAGGGATGGGTTCCTGTAAAGGCAACCGAATATCTTGAAATCGATCACATGTCTGATGTTGGCAGTCGTTATAAGGATAATATTGAGTATGGTGGTTTATTGTTGTGCGCTATTCCAAGCGAGCAACTTGATCAGCGAACAAAGTATTATAATGAAATGGCTGTAAATCAAATGAATGCGGTTGATAATAATTTTCTTAGTGACCAAGACCCTCGTATGAGTAAGTTCCAAGAAAACTCGTCGAGGACAACTTATGGTAGAAGATAATCTGTAAGGGTTGTCTTCTTAACTGAGGACTTTAAAATGGCTACTACAGCTACTCCTATGGGGGCAGAACCAGTCGGCGGTTTATCAGCTTGCGGTTCTTTCTCTGGCAAAGTTCGTCACATTAAGATTGCAAGCGGTTACAACACTGCGATCTTTTATGGCGATTTCGTAAAGCTTGTTGCTGCTGGTACGGTTGAAAAAGATACTGGCACAGCTACAGCTACTCCAGTTGGTATATTTATGGGTTGTTTCTACACTGACCCATCAACAAGCCAACCTACCTTTAACCAAACTTTTCCTGCATCTACCGCAGCAAGTGATATCATGGCTTATGTTCTTGATGATCCTGACTGTGTGTTTAGAATGCAAGGAAATGCTGCTTTAGCGCAGACTACTCTTGGCAATAACGTTGCCATTGTACAGACTGCGGGTTCCACTACTGTCGGACGCAGCAAGAATGCAGTTAATGCAAGCACTGCTGCTACTACCAACACTCTACCTTTAAGGATTATAGAGTTTATGGATGGTCCAGATAGCATAGTGGGTGATGCTTTTACTGATGTATTGCTAACATACAATGCTGGAATGCATCAATATCGTCGTGCTTTAGGCACATAATAGGAGACTAGCGAATGGCTATTTCAAGAGCGCAAATGCTTAAAGAGCTACTTCCGGGTCTTAACGCCCTGTTTGGCTTAGAGTATGCAAAGTACGAAGACGAAGATAAGATGATCTATGAAACAGAGACATCTGATCGTTCGTTTGAAGAAGAAGTAAAGTTGAGTGGTTTTGGCGCTGCTCCTGTAAAACCTGAAGGCTCTGCAATCAATTATGATTCAGCGCAAGAAGCATTTACAGCGCGTTACACTCACGAAACTGTTGCACAAGGTTTTGCAATCACTGAAGAAGCAATGGAGGATAACCTCTACGCTTCGCTATCTCAGCGATACACTAAAGCTTTGGCACGAGCAATGGCTTACACCAAGCAAGTTAAAGCCGCTTTCCCTCTGAACAATGGTTTTACCAATGCCTTCCAATCAGGCGATGGTGTTAACTTGTTCACAGCAGTGGGAGACGGTGTTGCTGGCGGTGGTGGTCATCCTCTTGTAAACGGTGGCTTTAATTCTAATCGCCCTGCTACAGCAGCAGACCTTAACGAAACCTCGCTGGAAGATGCAATCATTCAGATTGCTGCTTATACAGACGAGCGTGGACTTTTGATCGCTGCTCGCCCTAGACGATTAATTGTTCCACCTAACTTGATGTTTGTTGCTACTCGAATCCTTGATTCAGAGTTGCGTGTTAGCACTGCTAACAATGACATCAATGCCATCAAGAACAACGGTTCTATTCCTGAAGGTTATTCTGTTAATCATTATTTGACTGACAACAATGCCTTCTATTTAATTACCGATGTTCCTAACGGCATGAAGCACTTCGAGCGTACTCCGCTGGAAACTTCAATGGACGGTGATTTCGATACTGGTAACGTGCGCTATAAAGCGCGTGAGCGTTATAGTTTCGGTGTATCCGATCCGCTGGGAATCTTTGGTTCCCCCGGTTCTTCATAACCTTACGGTTGGAAGAAGGCTCTGTTAGGTTACGGAATGCGTAACTCTCGTAATCTGGCAGAGCCACCTTTAATTCTGGGAACATATCAGTTTTAGCGACCATCCCAGTGGACGTTACGAAGACGCTAAGACGAATCCTTTCGTAAGAGGTATCTCTCATGGCTAGATCACGAAGTTCTTTTGGTTTAATTAGGGCGCTTGGCGGCTATTACATGCAAGGCCCAGATTCCATTGTCGCTTTAACTGCTGACACTGTAATCACTCCTGATAAACACGCTGGTAAGCTAATTCTTATTAACAACTCTACGCTTACTATTACTCTCCCAACTATTAATAATGACATGGAGCCTATTACTTCAGGGCCGGGCGAGAATCCAAACACATTAAATAATACTGGAATCGCTTATGATTTCTTGTTTTTAACGTCTTCTGGAACCAGCACTACTATTCAATCTAACAGTTCTTCCGATTTAATGATCGGCGGTTTGCTTTCTGTTAAAAATGGTTTAACTAACGTTCATTTCCATCAGCCTAATGGAAGCAGTAATTATCAAATAGTAATGAACGGAACGACAACTGGCGGTGTCGCTGGTACTCGTTTAAAGGTTCAGGCTATTTTCACTAATAGATACTATGTTGAAGGCACTAGTATTGGTACAGGAACTCTGGCGAGTCCTTTCGCTGGCTAATATATAGCGGGGTTTTCCCCGCTTTTTGGAGAAAATAATGGCAGATGCACTCACAAGCCAAGTAATTGAAGACGGCCCAAGAAACGCTGTTTTAAAATTCACAAATGTTAGCGATGGAACGGGCCAATCAAATGCTGTGTTGGTAGATGTCTCTACCCTTAGCTCTGACCCTTTAACTGGGCAGGTCTGTAATGGTGTTACCATACAATCAGTAATTTATTCTTGTGTTGGAATGGGTGTAGAGTTGTTTTTTGATGCAACCACAAACATGCCATTACTCAATCTTAATCAAGATTTTTCAGACGAGATTGATTTTGGGCCTACTGGTATTCCTAATAATGCAGGAACAGGAAAAACTGGTGATGTATTAGTTACTACAACTGGCGCAACTAATAATGACACTTATTTTCTTATGCTTAGTATGACCAAAACATACGCTAGTGCTTGAGGGCTTTATTATGGCTAAACTAGAAGTATTTCAGAACGGTAACTTCAGCAATGGAAGTCCTGTTTATCAGATAGGAAAAAAAGACGCTGATGGAAACTATGACGTTGAAGTTTTTGATTTAATGTCAGAGAAAGAAGCTAACGCAAAACTTAAAAGCATGTCAGGAAAATCATCAAAAGCAAAAGCTGCTCCACAAATAGTTGAGGAAACTACTTTGCCTGAGTTAGCCAGTCTAAATAAAAATGAGCTTGAAGCATTTGCTCGTGAATTCGGTGTTGAGCTTGATAAGCGAGAGAAAAAAGATGTCTTGGTAAATCAAGCATACGAGGCTCAGTTTGATGCCTAGAAATTATCGTGCGGAATACGATAATTATCACTCACGGCCAGAACAAAAGAAAAATCGTGCTGCCAGAAATACAGCTAGAAATAGAATGCTTGCTAATGGCAAAGTCACAAAGGGTGATGGAATGGATGTTCATCATCGCGATGGCAACCCTAATAACAACTCTCCATCAAATTTAAACGTTGTCCCTAAGAGCTTGAATAGGACTATTAATAAGTTTAAGGGTGGTAGAGTAAGGGGCACAGGAAAGGCTGTTCAAGGCGTAAGAATTCACAAGGATTTTTAACATGGCTACAACAAAAAATGTTAAACGAACTCCTAGCGGAAGGATTACATATCGTGGAGAGTCTTTTGCTGGCTACAACAAGCCCAAAAGAACGCCTAACGCCAAAAAGAAAAGCGCTGTCTTGGCTAAAAAAGGTGATCAAATAAAGCTAGTTAGATTTGGCGATCAAAATATGACGATCAAAAAAGATCAGCCCGAAAGGAGAAAAAACTTTCGAGCTAGGCATAGCTGTGATACTGCCAAAGATAAGTTCACACCAAGATATTGGTCTTGTAAGGCATGGTGATTTTATGAATAAACAGGATAAAGTTGGCGTTGTTATGAAAGAGTTTTCTGATGGCAAGTTAAAATCAAGCTCTGGAGACAAGGTAACAAATAGAAATCAGGCGATGGCTATCGCTCTCAGCGAGGCTGGTATAAGTAAAAAAATGTTTGCAGGCGGGAAAGCTGGAGACGGAAAGATTGTTCAAGGTTTTACAAAAGGTAGAATTGTCTAATGGCGACTAGCGGAACAACTTTATTTAATCTTGATCTTGGCGACATCATGGAAGAGGCTTACGAACGATGTGGCCTTGAATTGCGTTCTGGTTTTGACTATAGGACTGCCAGAAGAAGTCTTAATCTTCTCATGCTGGACTGGCAAAATCGTGGCCTTAATTTATGGACGATAAAGAATGCGAGCGAAACCCTGACCGCTGGCACAAGCTCGTATCCTCTTACTTCTGACAAGTTAGACGTAATAGAAGGGGTTTTGAGAACCAACGCAGATAACATTACTAAGCAGACTGATTTAACCATGCAAAGAATATCTGTATCTAATTACTCACATCAGACCAACAAGCTTTTGCAAGGCAGACCTATTCAGTATTACATTGAAAGAGCGCCTTCTGGAATTACTGTAATTGTCTGGCCTGTGCCAGATGCGGCTCAAGTGTATACGTTTAATTACTATTACATGGAGCGTATAGAAGATGTAGGCTCTCCTGCCACTTTAAATATGGATGTTCCTGCAAGATTTTTGCCATGCCTAACTGCTGGTCTAGCTTATAACATAGCGATGAAGCGAGCTGAAGCAGCTCCTCGTTTGGCTTTTTTAAAAGAAAATTACGAAGAGCAATGGAATATGGCTGCTGATTCTGCGCGAGAGAAGGCTGCTTTGTATGTTGTTCCCGGCGGGTATCAGTATTTATGAGCAGCTACGCTAGTGGTAAGCATGCTTTTGGTTTCTGCGATAGAACTGGATTCCGATACAAGCTTAGAGATTTAGTGCCTCAGATTGAGGATGGCAGACCCAACGGCATGCTGGTCGGAAGGGATGTATTAGATGTCGATAACCCTCAGTGGCGTTTGGGTATGATAAATATGTCCGACCCTCAAGCCCTTCGTGACCCTAGACCTGACGGTGGCTTTCATCAAAGCAGAGCGCTTTCTGCCTTTGATCCTGTCGGCGGCGGAAATACTGCGATGGGTAGCCGTACTGTTGGTCTTGACATGTCAGGACATGTGGGCAGAGTTGAAATACAGATTATACAAGTTGCATCTACGGTTAGTTTAACAGGCGTTTCAGCCACTTCTAACCTCGGTAATGTATCTGTTGAAACAGGAGAGGTTGACGTTAATGTACCTGTTACTGGTATTAGCTCTACTTCTGCAATCGGTTCTGTTATAGCTATTTCTGACACGTTTGCGATTACTGTTGTCAGCACTGGTGGCGGGAACAAGTATTTTATTGACGGTGTTCAACAAGCGACCGTTAGTATTACCGAAGGTAACACATACAGGTTTGATCAGTCTTCTGGTACAAATGGCAATCATCCTCTGCGATTTTCTACAACTTCAAATGGAACATGGGCAGGCGGTTCGGAGTACACCACTGGAGTGGTTGTTAACGGGGTTGCGGGTAATGCAGGTGCTTACACGCAAATAACTGTTGCCTCTGGTGCGCCGACCTTGTATTACTACTGCACAAATCATTCGGGCATGGGAGGTCAGGCTAATACGCCTAGTTGATTATGACTGTTCGTAAAATTACTAAGAAAAAAACAGTTAAAAAAAAAGTAACTCCGCTTAATACTGGCGGGAAAACCAAGTCTCGCGTAAATGAGGCGGGTAACTATACCAAGCCTACAATGCGTAAAAACTTGTTTAGCAGGATAAAGTCAGGAACAAAAGGCGGAAAATCGGGGCAGTGGTCAGCTCGTAAAGCGCAGATGCTTGCAAAACAGTATAAAGACAAAGGTGGTGGCTACAAGTCATGACACTTAAAAAGTCGCAAAAGTCTTTAAAAGACTGGTCTAAACAAAAATGGAGAACTAAGTCTGGCAAGCCTAGTGCAAAGACGGGAGAGAGATATCTTCCTGAAAAAGCAATTAAGTCGCTTAGCTCCAAAGAATACGCCGCAACAACTAAAAAGAAACGAAAAGACACTAAGGCTGGAAAGCAGTTCTCGTCGCAACCGAAAAAGGTCGCAAAGAAAACAAAGAGATTCAGATAATGGCATTTACGTTTACAACATTGAAAACAGCGATACAGGACTATCTTGAGTCCACCGAGACTACCTTTGTAAATAATTTGCCTTTGATTATTACTCAGGCAGAACAAAGGATACTTAGAGGAGCGCAGATACCTGATCTGCGTAAGAATCAGACGGGAACCCTGAGTCAAGGTAACGCTTACCTTACAATGCCAGACGGGTTTTTGGCATCATATTCGCTGTCTATTGATAATGGTGGTTATGAGTTTTTAATATTTAAAGATGTAAATTTCATGCGTGAGGCATACCCTGTTGAGGCAACTCAAGGAGTGCCTAAGTATTACAGTATATTTGACGATACTCGTTTTATTGTTGGGCCAACCCCTAATGCTAATTTTCCAGTAGAGCTTCATTACATGTACGAGCCTGAATCAATTACCACTGCTGCAAGTGGAACGAGCTGGCTGGGTTCTAATGCAGAGAATGCGCTATTATATAGCTGCTTGGTTGAAGGCTACACCTTTCTTAAAGGCGATGGCCCTCAAATGGAATTTTATCTTTCTAAATACGAGGATGCGACTTTAAGACTCAAATCGCTTGGTGAAGGTTATGATACGACCGACAGCTTCCGATCTGGCGCAGTCAGGAGCTTGAGAGTCTAATGTTTACGGTAAACATACAGTCTGATGTAGGTCAGGTAGGCGTGGAAACCACAAGTCATCGTGGGTTTACTCCAGAAGAAATTGCTGTCGATTGTGCTAATAAAATTATATCTATCTCTACCACAGCCGATCCTGTTTTGCGTCAGCAGGCCGAAGCATTTAGAAATGGAATAGAGCAGGTTGTTTTGCACTATATGAAGCAGGCAGCACAAAGTGAAAGAACTACTATATATAATATACTACTAAACGCTGGAGAAAATTCTTTGGCTGAACAGATAAGGAGGCTTTAATGGCTTTTTCAGGCAACTATATGTGTACCAGTTTTAAAAAAGAACTGATGACTGCTACGCATAATTTTACTAACGGTTCAGGAAATACATTTAAGTTGGCTTTGTATACCAACAGTGCTTCCTTCAATGCTGGCACTACAGCCTATACAACTTCCAATGAAATAACTGGAACAGGGTATAGCGCAGGTGGTGGTGCGTTAACTAATGTTACTCCTACGACTGGAGGTACTACAGCGTTTACTGATTTTGCTGACCTTACGTTTGGTACAGCAACTATTACAGCTAGAGGCGCTTTAATTTACAATGATACTGCGTCAGGCGATCCTAGCGTTGTTGTTTTGGATTTTGGTGGTGATAAAACTTCTACTGCTGGAGATTTTAAAATAGTAATGCCTACTGCTGACCAGAACAATGCGTTGATTAGGATAGCCTAATGTCTGGCGTGGGTTGGGGCCGCGCTGCTTGGGGTGACGGTAGCTGGGGTGAAGACACAACCCAAACTGTAGCAATTGGTGGCTGGGGTCGCGGAGCTTGGGGTGATGGCGCTTGGGGCCGTTCACTTGGTTTAGAGGCAACTGGTCAGGTCGGCAATGTTGGAGCTGGCAGTATTTTTGCTAGTGCAACCATCTTTCCGACTGGGGTTGCAGCAACAGGTATAGTAGGAACTGCTCAAGTCTTGGGTCCGGGCCAAGTTGTAGTCAGCAGTGTTGTAGGCACAGCTTCAGTTGGCAGTGTAACTGTTAACCACAACGCTCAGGCTTCAGTTACAGGCGTTCCTGCAACAGGTGTTGTTGGTTCTGCTGGCGTTCAACAAACCACAGGGGTTTATCCTACAGGAGTTTCAGGCACTGCTCAGTTAGGTTCTGGATTTAGTGTTCTTGCTCCAGCTAATGTTTCTCTAACAGGTTTTCAAGCGACAGGTATAGTTAACGGTGTTACTGTTGACTTGTTAATAGAAGTGCCTGTTACTGGTTTGTCAGCAACATCGCAGCTAGGCACAGCGTTTGTTGTACAGGCATCGACGGACATACATCCGACAGGATTGAGTGCAATAGGCGAGGTGGGCAGAGTTCTTGTATGGCAAGACGTTAATCCATCACAAAACCCTAATTGGATTAATCTATCCCCTTCACAAACGCCTACTTGGGTGAACATACCATGATTGAGGTAAAAAAATGGCAACTTATGTAAATGATCTACGATTAAAAGAAATAGCTACTGGTGACGAGAGCGGTACTTGGGGTACTTCTACTAACACCAACCTTGGCCTTGTAGCTGATGCTTTTAGTTTTGGCACTAAACAAATGTCCTCAGATGCCAACCAAACATTCACGATGCCTGATGCATCTGCTGATGGGACTCGCTCTCTTTACTTGAAGATTACCTCGGCGGGTTCTCTTAGTACCACGCGCACTATTACACTTGGGCCTAATACAGTTTCTAAAGTTTGGATAATCGAAAATGCTACTACTGGTAGTCAGAGCATTATTATTAAGCAAGGTTCTGGAGCGACAGTAACAATTCCTACTGGTGCTAAAAAATATATTTATTCTGATGGCGCTGGTGCGGGAGCTGCTATATTTGACGCAAATCCCACAGAGACTGGCGTGGGTACTGTAACATCTGTTGGCGGTACAGGTTCTGTTAACGGAATTACTTTATCGGGTACGGTTACAAGTTCAGGCAACTTAACGCTTGGCGGCACGTTAGCTAATGTTAACCTTACGTCACAAGTTACAGGTACATTACCTGTTGGTAATGGAGGTACAGGCGCTACTTCCATAGCTGCCAACAATGTAATTTTGGGCAATGGCACATCAGCCGTACAGGTTGTTGCACCGGGGACATCAGGTAACGTTCTAAAGTCTAACGGAAGCACATGGACATCAGCCGCACAAGCCGCTGGTTATCCAGCTCCAACACTACAAG